GCCGAACGCGACATGGGCGGCGTTATAGTTCGCACGGCCACCCATATCCAAGACGAAATCAATGATTATAAATCCAAGGTTTTGTACAACAAAATTGCTACGGAAGCTGACAGGCTGCACACTGAATTTTCCATGCTTAGTGGTGCCGAGGCTTTGAAACGGCAACCTGAGTTTGTTCAAAAATTTAATGAAATAAAAAAACTTACTTTTGGCGAGGCCGAGAACGATGGCCAGCGCATGCTGTTTAACGTCAACACCATGCCTCTCGAGCGCACTTTTACAGCGTCTGTAAATACTCACGCTCAAAAGGAATTTAAGAAGGTTGATACTGTTGAAACGCTTGCGACCGTGGGCAACCATGTGCAAAGCATGGCGCGTGAATATGGATCGATTGGGGCCAAAGATGCCGATGGCCAACCCTCTGGCAATTTTGCAATGTACGAAGCTGCCGCGATCAACAAGCTCGAAGAGTACGCCAACAAATCCGGTATTCCGATCAGGAATGAAAACGGCGAACTGACTGAAACCTTCAAGACGCTGGCCCAAGAAAAAATTTATGGCCCCGCTGTTGCAAGCGTCACGCAAAGTCTGCTTCGCGGTGGAAGCCATGAGGCTGCAAACAGATTTCTTGAAGATGAATGGAAAGCCGGACGCATTGACACTGACAGCTACCAGAAACTAAAGGGCGCGGTTGGAACCGCAGACGATCAAAAACAGGGCGAAAAAGCGGCCAGAGAAATATTCTCTGGGTATCAGGTTCAAGGCGGCGTAACATATAACGCGCCTTACGGCGCGGCTCCTGCCGATGTAAGAATGACAAGCGGGATGGGTACTCGTGTTGCCCCTATGGCCGGTGCAAGCACAAACCATAAAGGCACGGACTATGCGATGCCTGAAGGATCGGCAATCCTTGCCGCCGCTGATGGCACTGTGACGGATGTCAAGCGGTCCGCGACAGGTTACGGTATCATGGTGACTATTGGGCATGGCGAAAAAGCCAAAACCCTCTATGCTCACATGTCAGAAGCCAACGTGACTGTTGGTCAAGTTGTTACATCCGGTCAACCGATTGGTGTGGTTGGCAAGACAGGCACCGCTACTGGAACGCATTTGCACTTTGAAGCGTACGACCCAAAAGGTGTGCCAATTGATCCGACAAAGTACGCTTGGGGGACGGCAATTGGCGAAGGTAAGGTGATTGCCACAACAAAAAACAGACAAGAACAAAAGCAACGCATTGAAGCAATTCCAAACGACAACGTCAGGAAAATTGCGCTTGTTCAATTTGAACATTTGGTCAATCAATTTGATGAGGCCGAACGCAAACAAAAGATTGAAGCGTGGAATTTCGCAATGGATTTTAGCTATTCTGGCGATGGCAATAATTATCAGGCTTTCGTTCAAGAGCATCCAGTCGAAGCATCTTTGTTGACGGCAGAACAGCGCGCCCATTTGCAGCGCGGTGTTCCTCGCGCCGACGATCAAAACGTAATTTTCCAAATACAAGACAACCCAAACTTAAAAACAAAGGGGCAGATCGAACAGTTTCGTCCATACTTGTCTGCGGCAACATATGCTCAATACCGCGCCGAAGGCATGAAGCCGGACGAAATTCGTGACGCTACGTTTGACAGAGAAATCTTCAAAGGCGTTCTGGTTGATGCTGGGTTCAAAAAATATATGCACCCAGAAAAAGACAGTGCTGAAGAACGCAACATGATCAAGTTGCATGACGCAGTTAATCAAGCGATTATTTCTCAGCAGTCTCAGATGAAACGCAACCTGACTTATAATGAAAAAAAGACCATTATGACGCAAGTTGTTGGCGATCAGATACAAGGAGGAGGGTTGTTCGGCCGGCCAATGATAACAGCAACCGCAACTCCAGAACAATTTAATGAAGCATTTACAGTTCAAACAGATGCCGCAGGCGTTCGCCGCGAAATCCCTGTTGCCAGCATTACGCCGGAAAACAGAGCCTTGTCTAAAAAGATATTGAACAATTTTGTGCCGTGGGTATCTGAAGATCAGATTGCTAAATTCCAGCCGGAGCTTCAATCAATTACAGACGCTTTGAAAGAAAAAGGCGTTCCCGTAAACGATCAAACCATCTTGTACGCATACAAATTAAAGATGCTGCAAAATCAAAGTAATAGGTAGGGCATATAGATGGGTGTTGATATTCCAATTATTAGTGATGCTGCATCGGCTGATGTTAGTGGTGCTTTAACTGTACCTAGCATAGGCACCTCTGTGCCTGCTACAATTAGCACTATTGCTAAAGAGCCAAAACAAAATCCATATGCCGACATCATTAGGCAGATGCAAGATGACCTTGGCGACATGAGCGTGTTAAGTCAGGCCTCGACATTTCACCCAGACAAGGTGGGGGAAGAGCAGCGCATCGGTGACGAGCTTGGTTTGCCTGCGAGCATAGTTGCCGTTGACATCGAGGCCAATCGGCGCAGAGCATTGCTCAAACAGATTGAAATGCAAAACCTTGCAAAGACCAGCCCCGTGCTGGCCATGCAATTGCGCGACCCTAATTTTGCAAAGATTGCGTATGACAACACGCCGCGCTTGTCTTTTATCGAGCAGCTTTTCACCGACATCAAGAACATCCCGCAAGTTGTTTCGACCTCTTACGAAGCCGGTGGAATGCAAGACGAAATGGGCAAGCTCGGATTTAAGGAGCTGCTCGGCACAGCAACGGATCAAGACAAGGCGCGCATTGTCGAGCTAAAAGCTCAAATGAAGGCTAACCCAGCAGACGATGGGTTTTGGGGGGCTGCTGCCGAGGTTGTTGGGCAAATGCAGCCGCAGCTTGTCAGACAAACTGGCGAGGCCGCTAAATCGTTTTTTGCCGGATCATCCATTGCAGCGGGCTTAACAGTTGCCGGTGGTGTTGCAGCCGCGCCCGCGATTGCTACGGGTGTTGCCGCTGCCGGTATTACTTGGCGTGTGGGCATGGGTGTTGAAACCGGCGTGTCTGAAGCCGGTGCGGCATATCAGGATATGATTGAACGCGGTGCATCGCCTGCCGTTTCAAAAGTTGTTGCCACCGGTGTGGGTGTTATTAACGGCGCGCTTGAGACGTTTTTCCTTGGGGCAATAACTGCACCTGTTCGTAAATACATTACTGAAAAAGCTGCCGGCGTTGTGGCGAAAGAATTGACGAAAGCCACCACTGGTGACGCTGCAATGGGGTTTTTCAAAAATTATGTTGTGGCCGGTTTGCTTGAAGGCGGTACGGAAATTGCCCAAGAAATTACTGCCGCTGTTGGAGAAGACATTGCCGCCGCCATGTCTGACGGCAATCTTGAAGTCAAATTAAAGACCGAGCAGGGCCGCGCCGAGATTGGCGAGCGCATTGGTGGGGTGTTCGTAAAGACGCTGAAGGCAATGACCCTGCTTGGCCTGCCTGTCGCCGGTGTAAATTTTGCCGCCGATAATATCCGCGCAAAAGAAGCCGCACGGGATGCAAAATTTCTTACAGACCTGACAGATCAGTCAACCGACAACCCTGTACGCGATCGCAATCCTCGCGCTTACGAGACCTTTATTGGAGAGCAGGCCGAAGGTGGCAAAGCCGAGAACGTCTACCTTGATGCCGAGCAAGTTACAAATGTGCTTAATCAGGCGGGCTTGTCTGTTGCCGAGCTGGAAAAAGTAATCCCCAACATTGCCGAGCAGTTGCAAGAAGCCGTGGCCAGTGGCGGCGATGTCACAATCCCGATTGCTCAATATGCGGCCCGCATTGCTGGCACCGATGTTGGCAATGCCTTGTTGCCCCACATGCGCTTGGCACCGGATGCAATGAGCATTGCAGACGTTAAGGTGTTTGAGCAGAACCGCGCCGAGCTTCTTGAGCAGGCCAAGCAGATTGTTGAGCAGCGCGAAAAAACTGACACAACCTTTACGCAGTCTGCGCGCAAAGTTGAAAATCAAATTTTCGATCAGATCAAACAGACCGGCACCTATACCGATCGGGTGGCTAAAAATTATTCAGAGTTTGTGCGTGATTTCATTGTGACGCAAGCTGCTAAAGCGAACATGATGCCGCATGAGTTCTATGAAAAATATATGTACAAGATCGAGGGTCAGAAATCCCTGCCCGAGGGTGTGCAGATGTTTGAGCAGGCGCGCAAAAAAGCGCAGCTTGAAATCAACCAAACCGTCGATGAGCTGGTTGACGCGGCCAATAGCCAATCCAGTTGGCGAGATTGGTACAAGCAGCACGAAGATGCACTGAACAAAATGTTTGGCAGCGACAGTGATCTGTTCCAAAAATTGCTGTCTGTAACCAGCCAAGCCGCAAGCGTTGCATCTAATGTTGGATTAGCAATCAAGGCATATGATCAGTATTTGTCTGGCGCAGAATTTACCGGCTATCTGCCCGCCGTCATTGGGAACCTCAACCGCATTCGCGCAGATGAGGCCATGAAGGGGCAGAAAATTGCACAGTACGGCGAGGCTAATGAAGGCAACGCTGACGCGGTTGCGGTTGACCGGCATATTGCTATGCTGTTTTTTGATGTTAAAAGTCCAAGCCCTGCACAAGTTGAGATTGCCAAGCAGCGCATTCGCGAAGTGGCTCAACGGCTTGGGTGGGAAGCGCGTCAAGTGCAGGCTGCGCTGTGGGCATTTAATCAGGTCCGGCTTGGTGCCGACCCTAAAGAGGTGGTGAGCTATGACACAATCCTTGAACGAAAAGCAGACCTCATCGCAGCCTTACGAACCCGTCACGGACGCGGAGAAGGAGGAGGCATTCAGGCTGGCAGCGAGGCTGTTCAGAGAAGTGAAGAGGGAGCTGGAACAGGAACCGCCGGAGCCGTCTTCAACCAACAATCAATAGAAGCCCGTGAGGAGGCCGAGACAAACGCAAAAATTGCTGAAACTCAGGCAATAGCATCCCAGCTCGAGGCTGAAGGTGCGACAAATGTCAAACCGATTATTGCCGATCAGCTTATTGAAGATAAAGATGTTCCTTTGATTTCGATCAAGGACATGCTTGGCATGACTATGTTCCCGACAATTGCCGATCGTACGGCAGCAGGGGCATTGTTCCACGGCATTGATAGCAGCAAACTGCAACTGGCAATTCAGCTTTTGGGAGGCCCATTTTTCCCATTGCGTGAAACCAATATTAAATCAAAAGTTGCTTGGGCAAATCGTGGCAAAAGTGTCATGGCTCAAAAAGCTCGTCGATTGAAAGAGGGCGCAAATTACATGCTGATTGTGCTGGGCGATCCAGACATGCATCAGTCAAACACAACAGTATCAAATGCATTTTTTGCAACGCTCGAAGCATATGTTACGAGTGGCCGCATAACAACGCAAGATATGGATAGCCTGACAAATCTTGTTCGCAAAAAATTCAAAAAAGATTTTCCCTATATTGGAAACATCAAAGAGCTTGATGCATATGTGCATACTCTTTCATTCGAAGCTCGTAAAAGATTGCTGGATGTTGTCGGCTTAAAAGAAGCCCAAAGATTTGGCGCGCCTTCAATGAAAAAAATTCTTGATGCAACTCGTCAAACCGAGCTTTCAAGCCATCGGTGGGGAGACGGTGTTGTTCTTGTAAAAGTTGATAATGAAAAACCATTTGTCAATCTTGGCGAAGAAGGAACAATGGCGCACCCTGATTTTCCATTGGGCTTGCGTGGTGAGATTGTTGGAAAATTAAATGTTCCGTTAAATTACGAATTGCTTTGGAAAGATTGGATTGATCAATTCAATGCAAACAAATCGCAATTCTTTGACATCATGACATCGCCTGAGATGACTTCCCTAAGCACATGGGAGGAAAGAAAACAGGCCATTAAAAGTTCTGCATCAAATAAGGAAAATGGAATTTCCGATGATGTCAAAAATTTGGTTCTTCAAGAAATAAAAAATAATGCTCCGACAAAGAAAAATCCAGACGGTGAAATGTCACCCGCTGAATATGATGCAAGTTTGCTTGAAGGCACAAATCGGATTGAGGATGCCAAAGATAAATTTATGGCCTCGTTAAATTCTCGACGGGCTTTTGAAATGGCAAAGCCTGCATTAAAAATTACGCCTGAGCTGGTTGCTCGACTTGAAGATATTCGACCATCTGTCATCGATGGCAATCGTCAAGCGCAACTTGCTGTCAATATGGCGTTGGATCAATGGAAAACAAGCGACAATAAAATCAAGGAAGGCGGGGCTTCTCCGCAGGGATTTGTTGACGCTGTCAAGAATTCTGATGCCGTTTCAACCCTTGATGAATACGGCAAAGCAGACGTTGATAAAGGCATAAGAGCCAAAACCTTGCGCCTTTTTCAGCTTGGAGACGAGAATAGTGGCATTTGGTTTGCTCTTAAAAAAGGAAACCCCGCCACAGGCTATGGCCTCGAAATTGCTGGGTTGTCTGACAAAGACATCACTCTGACCGCCGTCATCAACAATGAGCAGGGCGCACGAGGGATCGCCGCACCGGCGGTTGTTTTGAAGGCAATCGAAGAAGGTGCTAGCGTTCTTGATGCTTTTGCAGTAAGGTCTAGTAAGTTCCCGAACGGTTTCCTGCCCGAGCTTTACAGTTTGTTTGGGTTTGAAGTTGTTGGGGAATTGCCGTTCGATCCGCAATACTATGATGCGCGCAAGCTGGCAGATGCCGAGGCGTTCTGGTCAAAAGGCGGGTGGAACAAGGAAACTGACGGGTATCCACCTGTCGTTATTATGAAGTGGATGGGAACAGATGCAGAGCGGAAAGGTATCACCGAGCGATATCTCAGAGATGGCATTGAAGGTCTTCTCGCCGGAAGAAATCTTGAAAATGCCGAGGCAGACTGGTCTGGCATTAGCAGGGATGCTACGGCGGCGGCTGGAGAGGGAGGGGCCACCTCCGACACAGGACGAGCTGGAGGGGATCAAGGAACTCGTAACCGAGCATCTTTGGCATCCCGCGCTCAGTCGATTGCCAGAAGCATCGGAGAACTCTCAGACCTCGAGGCAGCCAACCTCGGCATCAGCACCTCCGACCGAGATGCCGTCAGAAACCTCCTCGACAGCGGAGCCATCTACAACCAGCGCGGAATTGAACCCACAGGAATTGGTGGAGAAGCTGCCGGAGATAATGGCCAGTTTGCTCAACAAACCCGAGGGGGGTTCGACCCCAAGCGTCTGACCACGATCCTCAACGAGAAGGCTGATTATTCAACCTTCTTGCATGAGACCGCGCACTTTTTCTTGACCGTGTACGCGGACATGGCTGTTCAGCCAAACGCGACAGAGCAGATGAAAGCTGACATGCAAACGGTCTTGGACTGGTTTGGTGTCAAAGACATCGAGACATGGAATGCCATGAGCCTCGAGCAGCAGCGCAAATATCACGAGCAGTGGGCTTACAGTTACGAAATCTATTTGTTTGAGGGCAAGTCCCCAAGCGCAAAAATGGAAGGCGTATTTGAGAAATTCTCTGCATGGTTGCGCCGCGTTTATCAATCTATTCGCGATGACTTGAACGCATTATATCGGCAGGAAAACGGCGTTGATTTGCCGATTTTGACCGGCGAAGTGCGTCAGGTTATGGATCGCATGCTGGCATCGGAAGCCCAGATCAAGCAGGCCGAACAGATGCGGCAGATGATGCCGATGTTCCAAGATCAGAAATTGTCGGGCATGGATGACAATGCGTGGGCTGCCTATCAGCAGATGGCCGCAGAAGCGCACGAACAGTCTGTGCAAAATCTGACCACAGCATCTTTGCGGAACATGAAGTGGCTGGGCAACGCTAAAAGCCGCATCCTTAAACAGATGCAAAAGGAGCATGCACAGGACCGCGCCAATGAACGGGCGGTCATTGCTGCCGAGGTTGCAGACGAGCCGGTCTATCGTGTGGGGATGTTCCTTCGTAGGGGTGAATTGACCGTTGCCAGTGATGCTTCAAAAGAGCAACGCCGCTTTGCCACTGAAACCGGTATGGAAGGCACCAAGCTGTCTCTTGCCGATCTTAAGCAGATGTACGGTGAAGAAGGCAACGCGATCTGGCGCAATCTGCCCAATGGTAAATATGGGCTTGTGGCGCAAGAGGGGCTGCACCCAGATGTCGTTGCCTCTCAGTTCGGGTTTACCTCCGGCGATCAGATGATCCGCGCCCTGCTGGCCGCTCGTCCGTTTAATGAAGAGGTGGATGCCCGCACAGATCAGGTCATGCTTGAAAAATATTCTGACATGTCCACACCGGCACAGGTTGCCGCTGAAGTTGATAAGGCCTTGCACAATGAAGCCCGCACACGGTTTGCTGCCGTTGAACTGCGAGCCGTTGCCAAAGCGATCGCACCTGTGCGTGTGATGGTCAATGCTGCTCGAGCTGTTGCCAAACAGATAATTGAAGGCAAAAAGATTACGGACATTAAGCCGAAGAAATACAGCGCAGAGGAAACCAAGGCCAACAGGGCTGCGGCCAATGCGCTTAAAAAATCCAATACGCCAGAAGCTGTGAAGGCATTGCAAACTCGCCTGCTTAACAATCTGTTGACGATCGAGGCAACGGCAGCAGAAGCGGATGTCAAAAAAGGCGTTGCCTATTTCAGCAAGGTGCAAGACGCGAAATCCATTAAGCGCATGGGCGCGGACAATTTCGATCAGGTTGCCGCAATCTTGTATCGGTTTGGCCTTGGCCCAGAACCACAAAAGCAAGTTGCCGAACGCAAGACGCTGACACAATGGATGGATCAGCAAGAAGAAAACGGGCGGGTTCCTGATATTGCCGAGGCAATTCTCAATGAGAATTATCGGAAACCTTATACCGAAATGACGGTTGCTGAATTTGCCGAGCTGATCGATGCTGTCAAACAGATCGAGCATCTTGGCCGCACCGAGCAAAATATGCTGACCTCGGCAAAGAACGCATCCTATAAGGAAGCCCGCGACGAAATGGTCTCTAGCATTAATCTATATGCTGGTGGCCGCACCGCTGATGCCAGAACACCGACCACCGAAATGGGTCGGAAAATACAAATGCTGAAGCGGTTTTATTCATCTCACATCAAGGCCTCGTCAATTGCCCGCATCCTCGATGGCGGCAAAGATGGTGGACCTGTGTGGAACTATTTGATCCGAACCGCCAACACCCGCGCTGATATGGAGACCACCATGCGCGCCGAGGCAACGGCAGAGCTGTCCAGATTGTTTGAGCCTGTTTTGAAACAGGGCAAGATGGGCGGCAGCGGGAAATATTTTGAAACGGTAAACCGGAGCTTCAACCGTGAAAGTGCAATTACAATCGCGCTTAACATGGGCAACTCTGGAAACTTGCAGCGTCTGTTAGGTGGTGAAGGCTGGACAATTGATCAGGTCATGCCGATCCTTAAATCGCTGACCGCTGCCGAGCTTGAGGCGGTTAACGGTGTGTGGGCTTACTTCGAAAAAATCAGGCCACTGGTTTCCGAAAAAGAACGCAGGGTAAACGGTAAAGAACCTAAGTGGGTTGAGCCTACGCCGTTTACTGTTGTGTCATCGGACGGCAAAACGGTGCAGATGACCGGCGGTTATTATCCGGTGAAGTACGATCCGCAAGCAGGCATCAGAGCCGAGCAGTTTAACGCGGCAGAGGCAGCGCGCCGTCAGCTCAACTCGGCCTATACATCGGCAACAACACGCCGGTCATACACCAAAGCTCGCGTGGAAGAAGTGGTTGGCCGTCCTTTGATCTACACCCTTGCAGGCATGTATTCCGGCTTTAACGATGTGATCCACGATCTTGCGTGGCATGAGTGGCTGATCGATGCCAACAAAATCTTGCGGTCTAAATCGATCGATGTTGCAATCCGCAATCAATACGGGCCTGAATTCAAAACGCAATTGACCAAGTGGGTCAGCGACATTGCCGAGGGCGAACGCGGCATCCAGATGGACGGCGAAATTGCTCTTGATGTCTTGCGCCGCAACGTCAGCATTGGCGGCTTGGGCTTCAATGTGATGTCGGCTGCGTTGCAGATCACCGGCTTTAACCAATCTATTGTGCGCCTCGGTGCCGGATGGATGGGCAGAGGCATTGCGATCTTTTCGTCAAACCCCAAGCGCGCATCGCTTGAGGCAGCAGAAAAATCACAGTTCATGGCCGATCGGTCGCGCACACAGTTCCGCGAGCTGAACGAATTGCAAAACATTATTCAAGGTAAATCCACCGCCCTGCGGTCAATTCAAATGAATGCTTATTTGATGATGACAAAAATGCAGCAAGTGGTTGATGTGCCAACGTGGCATGGAGCATATGAAAAGGCTTTGCACGAAGGGCGCGATGAGGAAACCTCGATTGCAATTGCAGATCAAACCGTCATCGATACGCAGGGCAGCGGCCTGCTAAAAGACTTGGCACAGGTTCAGCGCGGCGGGTCCGCAATGAAAATCTTTACCGTGTTCTACAACTATATGAGTACCACCATGAACATGGCTGTCGTGCAAGGCATGACAGAAAAAAGCAAGGCAAAGCTGGCAGCAGATTATGCTTTGCTGTTTGTTGCGCCGGTGGTTTTGAACCACGCTCTTAAGGCGTTCTTGCAGCCAAGTGGCGGCGATGATGAACCTTGGGACTGGAACAAGATTGCAAAAAGTCTGGCCGCCGAACAGCTATCGTACCTGATGGGCATGATGATCATTGCTCGAGAGCTGGGGGACGCAGGCAAGATTGTGTTTGGTGCTGAAGGCAAGGACCGTGGATACGGTGGCCCTGCCGGCACCCGCATGATCTCGGATGTGTTTGAGCTGCTGAAAGAAACCAGCCAAGGCAAGCTCGATGCAGGCTTCCGCAAGTCGGTAATTAACATCATTGGTGATTTTAGCGGCTTGCCGTCTGCCCAGATCAATCGGACATGGACCGGTATCGAAGCAATCGTTGACGAAAAGACCCGAAACCCAATGGCAGTTGTCACTGGGTACGCCAAGAAATAACGGGTACCCGTAACAAGTCCCCGTTTATTTACGATCCAATCAATCTCAAGGAGCCGCGTCTATGACGATCAGTTCAACCAACCGCAAGGCCGGTCCTTATATCGGCAACGGGACTGCCGCAACATTTGCGTTCTCGTTTAAAGTTTTCCAAGCCTCTGATCTCGAGGTTGTGAAACTTACGGTTTCAACAAGCACTGAAACCACACTGGCCTTAACCACCGACTATACGGTGACGCTTAATGCCGATCAGAATTCAAACGCCGGTGGCAGCATCACGCTGGTGGCCGGTGCGCTTGCGGCGGGATACAATCTTGTTATCACCTCTGACATCGCCAATCTGCAACAGACTGACCTGACCAATCAGGGCGGGTTCTATCCCGAGGTCATTACGCAGGCTCTCGATCGGGCAACGATCCAAATCCAGCAGTTGCAGGAAGGTCTAGACCGTGCAGCTCAGTTGCCGATCACCAGCGCGGAAGATGCCGATGCACTGGTTGCCGACATCATGCGGATCGCCGACAGCGCGGACAACATCGATACCGTTGCCACCAATATCAGCTCGGTCAATACCGTTGCCACAAACATTTCAAACGTCAACACGGTGGCAGGCAACAACGCAAATGTCACCACGGTTGCGGGGATATCTGCCAATGTCACCTCGGTTGCGGGCAACTCTACAAACATTAATGCTGTGGCTGGTAATAGCACCAACATTAATGCTGTTAATAGCAACAGCACTAACATTAACACTGTTGCTGGCATTGCTTCTAACGTCACCACCGTTGCCAGCAACAATTCTAATGTGACCACTGTTGCCACAAACATTGCATCGGTAAACAGCGCGGCCACCAACATGGCGGCAATCATCGACGCGCCCACACAGGCAGCATCCGCAGCGGCCAGCGCAGCCGCAGCAGCGGCCTCTGTGGCTTCTGGCTTATATTCTGCCGTTCAAGATAAAAGTGCCAACTATACGGTTGCTTTGACTGACGCAGGCGATTTGTTGCGAGTGACCACAACTAGCGGCGCAATTACAATTACATTGCCTTTGATCAGCGGTCTTCCCGATGGCTTTAAAATAGCTATTGTTAAGTGGTCAGCAGACAGCAATGCCGTAAACATTGCGCGCTCTGGCTCTGACACAATCAATGGTGCAACTAGCGCAAGCATTGGGCTGCAATATACTCAAACAACATTTGTAGCTGATCTTGAAACTAACCAATGGTTTGCATCTACATCAGGTCTTGGCGCAACCAATGTTGTAGTCGATGCATTTAACGGCACTGGTTCTCAGACTGCATTTACGCTTTCTGGCGATCCTAGCGTTGAGAACAACACCTATGTCTATGTCAGCGGTGTTTATCAATCCAAGGCAACATACAGCCTATCAGGTACTACCTTAACTTTTTCGACAGCCCCTCCTTCTGGTACGGCTAATATTGAGGTTGTGTGGACACAGCCACTTTCTATTGGCACACCTAGCGATGGTACAGTCACCCCAGCTAAACTTTCTACTGGTGGTCCATCTTGGACTTCTTCCGGCAATCTAACTACTGCTGGAACGGTTGCCATGGGGTCATCGTTCCTTCGCAACAAGCTCATCAACGGAAATATGTATGTTGCTCAACGCGCCACATCGGCAACTGTAACAGCAGGAACAGCCGTTCCAACAATATCCGCTGGCTACCCATGTGTTGATCGTTGGTTCGTATATTCTACTGGGGCAAACGTAACTGCGGCCCAAGTGGCAGGGGCTGGTAGCAATAAGAACCTTTTGCAAGTCACTGGCGCGGCATCTGTCACTGCTGTAGGCATTGGTCAGCGCATTGAACAGTTGAACTCGTATGACCTTGCAGGGCAAACATGCACCTTGTCCGTAAACATAGCCAACAGTCTGCTTACTACTGTGACATGGACTGCTTCATACGCCACTACCACCGCTGATACATTTGGCACAATTGGAACACCAACCAAGACCCAGATTGCAACTGGCACGTTTACTGTCACTTCAACCCTGACGCAGTATACGGCTAACATTGCTGTTCCTGCCGCCGCTACAACGGGCATTGAAATTCTGTTTACAGTTGGCGCACAGACATCTGGAACTTGGCAGATTGGCAATGCACAATTTGAAGTCGGCACTGTCGCCACGTCATTTGAACGGCAGATATTCAGTAACCAGTTGTCGATGTGCCAACGGTATTATCAAACAATGATTGCACGCGTTTATATGTACGCTGGTAGTGGTCCAGCTAATCTTTACTCTCCTTTGATTTGGTCAGCTATGAGGGCAACGCCCGTAGCCGCCACTATATCGGCGGGTCTATTTGCTAATACATCAGCAATACAAATTAGTCCGTTAAGCCCAAGCGCAGGAAGTATGGACCCAACTATTACCGCAGCGGGTTACGGCGGGGCGTCAACTACATTTAGTCTTAGTTCGGAGATACCATGATGTACACAAACGCGCAATATATGGCACTTGTAGCTGCTAGTAAACTTACAATCGCACCCGCTGATGGAGCCGCATCATGGCACTGACACAAGTAACCAACTCGATGCTTGCCTTTGATGGCGGTCCGCTTGGTATGCGTAACCGCATCATTAATGGTAATATGTATGTTGCCCAACGCGCTACTTCGGCAACTGTGACAGCAGGAACAACCGTACCTACAATATCCACGGGTTACCCTTGTGTTGATCGCTGGTTTGTATATTCCACTGGGGCGAACGTAACCGCCGCTCAAGTGGCAGGGGCAACCAACAATAAGAACCTTTTGCAAGTCACTGGCGCGGCATCTGTCACTGCTGTAGGCATTGGTCAGCGCATTGAACAGTTGAACTCGTATGACCTTGCAGGGCAAACATGCACCTTGTCTGTGAACATAGCTAACAGTTTGCTTACCACTGTAACTTGGACAGCTTCATACGCTACAACCACTGCCGATACATTTGGCACAATCGGGACACCAACCAAGACCCAGATAGCAACTGGCACGTTTACCGTTACAGCGACTTTAACGCAATATACGGTAAACATTGCTGTCCCTGCCGCCGCTACAACGGGCATTGAAATCCTGTTTACGGTTGGGGCGCAAATATCTGGCACATGGCAAATTGGCAATGCACAGCTTGAAGTCGGCACTGTCGCCACGCCATTTGAACGACGGCTTTATGGGCCGGAGCTTGCGCTGTGTCAGCGGTATTACGAAAAAATGAACTCAGCGCAATTCGATATTCCAGCTAATACAGCTTATAGTTCGAGCGGTTTAGGCTCATATTTATTTCCGTATAAAGTTACAAAAAGAACCAACCCAACCCTTACAGGAGCAACAGTAAGCGCGGTTGGTATATCACTAAATTCATCAAGCACAACGGTGGATTTTGCTAAAGTTAATGCGACTTTTGCAGGCGGCACAGGGTATGGGGCTGTTGGGTTTTCTGCAACTGGTGACGCATCGGCGGAGGTTGTATAATGACAACGGATGATACACGAGTGGTTATAGATTTAAAAAGGTTCTGATTATGGATTACCAAATTTTATTTAACCTCTCCGTTGCAGTTGCCGCCTTCTTTGGCGGTTTCTTGCTTGAGCGCATCTCGCGGGCGGTCGAGCGGTTGGACGGTGACGTCCGCGCTATGCCATTAAACTATGTCACAAAAGATGATTACAAATCTGATATCAAGGAAGTGAAAGACATCTTGGGCAAAATCTTTGACCGTCTAGAAAGCAAAGCGGACAAGTGAAACATGGACCCGTTGACCATACTTGCAGCGGCGCAAGCTGCTTATGCCGGCATCCAAGCTGGCATTGCAGCGGGCAAAGAAATACAAGGCATGGCCGCCGATCTATCCGAGCTATGGGGCAACCTTGCCAAGCTCACGCAGATTGCGGCAGAGCCACCTAAGAAAACTTTTTTCAGCAACAAAACGCCAGAGCAGATTGCAATCGAGCGATACACGGCACGGGCCGAGGCGCAGGACTTGGCGGCCAAGGCGAAGAATTTGTTTGTGGGGCAGTTCGGTCTGTCAGCGTGGGATCAAGTGCAAAGAGAAGTGATCAACATCCGCAAAGAAATCGAGCGCGAAAAATTCGCGGAAGAAAAAGCGCGGGCTGCAAAGCTCGAGGAAATTCGTGACATGGCTGTGATCAGCATGATCGTGCTTGGCCTGATCGGTATGATGGGCCTGATCGGCATGGTGTTTTTGGTGCGAGTGTAAGATGTTCGACACCGATGCCATAACCAAGCCCATCGCCGTTGTGACCGCAATCATGGCAATGATTGGTGGCGGCTATTCTTTGTACGATCAAATTAAATTGCCGCCTAAAGACATCCTTAAATGGGACGCGGAACATTTTAACATCTCTAACAGCCATGCTTCTGGCGCGTTTAAAGTAGTGGTTGCCCGTCAAAAAATTCGCGACGATTGTACGGTCGAAGAATTTGGCCTTGAGGTTAAAGACGCGGAATACATTGTTCACAAAGCCAAGCCTTCTGTTGCCAAATTTTCGGGGCCGGCTTCTTCGACAGTGGATAAATTCGGTTACACCATAACCCTCGAAAACCCTGATACTGTTGCTGTTGGGCCAGCAAAATTACTAGCCCGCATTATATACAAATGTCCTGAAGGCAATGTTGTAATCGCTTACCCCGATCACAAAAACTTAACTTTTAACATCGAGGACAAATGAATGGACCTGTCAAAAATAGGTGGCCTTTTGGGCCAAATCGCACCGACCATAGCGACAGCTATTGGTGGCCCCGTTGCAGGGATGGCCGTCAAAGCATTGGCCGGCGCACTGGGCCTATCAGAGGGGGCATCGTCGGACGATGTGCAGACAGCCCTGTTGAGCGCAAGCCCAGAGCAATTGTCTGCGGTCAAGAAAATCGATGCCGACTTCAAGGTTCAGATGAAACAATTGGACATCAACCTTGAGGAGATCGCTGCCGGTGATCGCAAGTCTGCTCGGCAGATGATGGTTCAGACCGGTGTGCAGACCCCTGCGGTGTTGTCCTATTCAGTCATCATCGCGTGGGTGTTTATTCAATATTATTTGTTTACGACCGTCATTGATCCAAGCATGCGGGAGCTGATTGCTCGTGTGCTGGGTACACTTGACGGCGCGCTGATGCTGGTGCTGTCGTTCTGGTTCGGCAGCAGTCACCAAACAGGAGAGAAAAAATGAATTTTGTAGGTGCAGCCATCCCCATGCAAGCGGGTGACATCGATGCTACGGCAGAGGCTCTCGACATTGAACCCGCCGCCCTCCGTGCCGTGCTATCTGTTGAAACCGGCGGGTCTGGTTTTGATAAAGCTGGCCGGCCAAAGGCTTTGTTTGAACGTCATTACTTTTACAAGATGCTGAAGGATAAACCAGATGCTTTACAATTGGCTGCTGACGCGGGTCTTGCATATCCAAAGTGGGGTGAACGACCTTATCCAAAAGGTTCAGACGCTGTCTATGCAGAGATTGAGGCAGCATGTGAAATTGATCTTGATGGTGCGCTACGCTCTGTTTCGTGGGGGCTTGGTCAAATCATGGGCAGCAATTACAAATTGGCTGGATGCCGATCCGCTCAAGAAATGGTTGAAGAAGCCATGATTTCTGAAGCCAATCAGCTTCGCCACATGGCAAATTTTATTAAGTCGGCTGGCCTGTTGGACGAGCTGCAAAGCAAGAACTGGGCAGGCTTTGCCCGTGGCTATAATGGGCCTGCGTATGCTCAAAACAAATATGATGAAAAACTTGAAACCGCATATGAAAAATTCAGTGCTTAATTTTTTCAATTGCCTTGCAAGGAATATCCGATAAGCTAATCGGCGTTTCCTCCCAAACTTAAGCCCCCCGCCTAAACAGCAGGGGGCTTTTTTTATTAGTACCTATTTTCTTTTTCGTATTTTTCTATGTCCTCAATCCGGTACCGGATCGGGGCATTGCGCCCGTCACCCAGCTTAACATATTGAGGACCGGCACCCTGCATGCGTCTCTTTCGCAACCCATGCTCGGTGATGCCCCATCTTTCAGACAGTTGCTTTGTCGTTAACAACTTCAACATCGGTCACCTCCAACACTTCGCCCGTCACCGGATCAATCAAATCCTCGGTCTTCACCATTTCGATTGTGTCCAGCACCTCGGTCTGCTCCGCAATAGAACGCTTAAGCCGGCTGATTTGTTTGGGCGCGGTGCCTGACACAGCGGCATCAGAAACAACGGCCTGCTGGGGCTGCTCTGTGATCCCTGTGGCATCGTTGTCGTGATCGAACACCTGATCGACATCTGCGCTCGATGGCAGGCGTTTAGCCAACCGGCGAATGACGGTCTTCTTGGCCATCTCATCCCACCACTGAACCCAAGGACCGTTGCCACTGGCGCGGCTGACAGCCCGCACCTTTTCGATCTCGGCCACCGACATGACTTCGCGATAGATTGCGCCGTCCTTGGTCTTCGCTATGGCGTACACAACAATTGGTTTGCCGCGATCGGCACCAAGAAACGGCTTGTGGCTGATCCGTTCTTCGTCGCCGAGCGTATAGTCGAACTGGTCTTTGTCGTACACGACCTGTGCCGAGATGGTGGCCAGCTCTCCGCTGTTGCGGATTTTCTTTAAGATACCCGCATACATTGGCATGTACTGGACGGTGTTTTTAAACATGACCAGTGCTGCCTCGCGGCCATCGCACAACAACCCGTCCTGCGCTGCCTTCATGCATGAGCCGAGTAGGGATCGGCGATCGGCATTGAGCAGTGCTGGGTTCATCTGGATCGCGGTCAATGTGGTGCGGACAAACTTATCCACAGGTATTTGTGCAGGAAGCGCGGCCATGAATTCGGGCTGCATGCGCTGCAAAGTGCCGCGCACATCCTCCATCGGTGTGAGTGCTTTGGTGGTTGTCATATCATTTGTCCTTCTTTGCTGTGAAACGGAAACCGCGATATCCAGATCGGCCACCAACATGGGTGCCGACCATCTCTGGTGTGATCAGGGTGCCAAGGCTCGGCTTCACCATCCCGCATGAGATGGTGCCAATCGAGCTGGTGACCTTGCTGGCCTCGCCGATGGCCTCAAGTATCTGCGCCCTGTACTGGTCCTTTATTTTTTCAAGGTCAGACATTTCCCTGCTGATAAAATTGTATTGCTTTATCATGTCCTCGAGCATTTCGTTTGCCTCAAGAACGCGGTCAGCCTCGGCCTTGTTGTACAGTTTCTTAATCATGTATTCGGCATCGGCCACATAGTCTGGTGCCGGTGCCTTGTTGGATGCGATGCTGGCCCAGAACGCGGCAGAGCGGGCGCGCAAATCTTGACCGATCTCATGGTCGCGTTTGCGGATTGTTATTTTTAATTCGTTGCCACCGACAAGCGCGGCCAGTGCCGTCCATTCATAGCCGGACACTTCCATTTGATGCTGGATTTGCAGCTCGATATGCTCGGGTGCCTCGATGTTGCCGTTGCCATCATCGATCCAGTTCTGGCGATACTGCATGCCATCGACATTCTTGATCTCGAGAATGCCGCGCCCTTCACCGGCTGAAGTGATCTCGTAATCAAACGAGCTGCCCATGCGGTTGATGGTGTCACGCATATAGACATCGAGCTTCTCGATCTGCCAGCCATTGTCCTCGGCTGCGCCCTTGGCGATCGCGTCCTCGAGACGGGTACCCCACCGCATGCGCTCGTTCGGATCAAACGACACGACCACACCATCGCGTTTCTGGTGAAACAATTCAAACTGCGTCAGGTAAGGCGACAGGCCATAGAGGGCTGCGGCCTCGGTGCTGGTGATGTCTCGGGTGCGTTCGGCCAGCCACTGGTCACGGCTGGTGATTTCAATAATTTCTTTTGTCATGATCGATCTCCTTAGCATGAGTGTTTAAGCAAGAATGCATTGGTCGGAACTAGAGGATCAAGGCGATGCTCGTCCTCTTTTCCTGCAAACATTGTGACCTTAAATTTGTCACCGCGATCACTGGTAAACACGATCTCGCGGGTTACAAAAGTATGGTCGCACTGGTGGGTGAAAATTTCCGAGATATAAAATCCGGTCGTGCCGTGAATTGATACGTTGATCATTGTTTCTCTCCCTTAACCGATCAAGCCGACGATGAGCAGCACCCAAGCGGGTACTGCGGTGATGATGCAAACAACCTCAAACAGGTCTTCAAAAAAAGCGCGCATGTTAGTCCTCCATAACTTTTTCAATGTTTTCAATTTGCCACTTGAGATAGTCCACGGTGTCGGGCTGATCCCAATGACTGCCGCGAAGGTTGAACCCTTCGACAGTGCGGTTGCCGTCAAGTGCCTGCCAAGTCCAGCCATCGGTGGTGTAAAGGATGGCCTTGCCTTCTTCATCCAGATCGATCGCCTGATCAACCTTTGGATTGCCTTTGATGATTTTGCGGATAATGGCAACTGTGAGCTGTGTCATGTTAACCCCCCATCAATTCTTCGTTGTGCAGTCGTTCTGCTTTTTTGCAGCAGTCAGACATATTGGTGGCCGAGCCAACAACCGCGCCGGTGCGCCGGTCTTTGACAACCCAGACTTGTTTGCCGAGCAGCCAACCTTCAAAATTCCCAACACGAAATTTACACATTGTATTTCCTCCGGTGGTGGTGGGGGCCGAAGCCCCCTGTTACCAAGCCGCATCTGAAGCGGTATCAATGCGAAGTTTGCCGTTTGTTTCTGTAGGAAGTTGAAGAACCTTATATCCAAGAAACAGTGCAGGAAGTGTTTTGTCGAAGAAAAGCGAATGAGCGATGCCTTCAACATCGTTCCTGTCCTTGACTATTACAGCTTTGCCAATTCTTACGTCTTTAATGTCAGAACCGTCTGTGCGGGAAATCTTGAAGATGGCTGAGAAGGAAAAGGCCAGTTTGGTCATTGGGTATCTCCGTTGGGTGTGTTTGTTTCGGTATAAACACAATATGGGTAGTGCAAATTAGTGTCAACAAGTTTTTTTACGTTGCCATATGGGTCAGCAAAAGGGGGCCGAAGCCCCCGTGCCGATCAGCGGCTATAATGAACAGGCCGCTCGTACATCCCGCGTTCGTCGCGATAGACCGAGATCAACCGACCATATCGGGAACCGTCCTGCCAAGTGAACGACCGGCTCTCGCCATACGCAACCGGTGGGGATGAGCAATCCCAAGCCTCAAGCAAACCTTCTGCCTCAAGGGCGGAATTCAAAGTGGGAAACCAATTCTGGGTGGCGGTCATGGTGATGCTCCTTAAAGGGGAAAGGGTGGGGGCTTGCGCCCCCGTTGGTTAAGCGGCTTCGACAGCATCCCAGCGGGCTGGGTTGCACAGGGTGGCGTAGGTTGTTGGGTCGAAGCTGATTGCGTTCGCTTTGTTAAACCGACCCGAACGATCATCGCGGCCAAAAAAAACATAAAGGCTTTTTTCAAAACCAGAGACAGTGGCCAACCAAGGCTTTGGGCTGGTGACGTACCGGCCAACAAACCCTGCCACACAAAGCGAACCAGTTTTGCCGATAGATGTTGGAGATGCTTTAGCCGTTACAATTTTGCCGTATCCCAAATCAATCTGTACGGTTCCGACAATGTCGCCGTACTTGTTAACGCCGAGGGACTGGAAGGTCTCGTTGAGGATTTTGATAGAAGCCATTGTCGTGTTTCCTTGTGTCTGTTGTTTCGATATGTGTAGGATAGATGTGCAAAAAAATAGTGTCAACAGGTTTTTTTATGTTGAAATACGTTTTGTTATGAGGCATGAATATGAGACAGGGGAAACCCCCTGCTTCGTTTTTTTTGAGAGGGAAACAAAATGACTAAATCTGAAATCACTTACATTGATCAGCGCACCAGTGGCGGCAAGGTTTCGTTCGAGGCGATCGGCTTTGCCAATGTGGTTGAGGCCGCAGACTGGGCGCGCAACTATGAGGATCGGCAGATGGGTTACAGCCCTTTGGCCAAAGTTTCGACCAACCATGAAACCGGCGCGGTGTCTGTGTTTTGCAGTCACTGGTCGAGCTGCGATTGAGGCCGGTTATGATCGAGGTCACATTGCATTGGCCGACACCTCGGCTGTCGCCAAACGCTCGAATTCACTGGCGGCTTAAAGCGAGAGCCGTCAGCAACCATCGCCGGATTTGTTGGGGGATGGCAAAGGATCAGGTGTTTCCGATCCCCGAGATGGACGGTAATCTGGTGCTGGAATATACTTTTAACCCACCAAACAAACGATCGTTTGATAAGGACAACCTGATCGGGCGCATGAAATCTGGGATCGATGGCGTATGCGATGCGCTCAAGATTAACGACAACCAGTTTAAAACCGTCATCGCAAGAACCGGCGAGATCGTAAAATTCGGTACCGTTGTGGTTCGTATTTATAAGGATGAGACCAATGGCTAAAATGTATGACCTTGTGGTCAAGGTTGGGGAATACACCGATGGGCAAGGCCATAAGAAGGGCCGGTTTCAGAACATCGGCGCGATGATGGAAGGCAAGGACGGCGGCGCGCCGTTCCTGATGCTGGCTAAGTGGTTTTCGCCTGCCGGTGTTACTGACTTTTCAGGCAAAGGTGGCGAGAGCGTGTTGATCTCTTGCTATGAGCCAAAGGGTGCGGACGGTCAGGCACCACAGGACAAGCCTGCTGCCGCCAAGCCCGCCGCTCGCGATCTTGATGACGTTATTCCATTTTAGGTTGACACCATGCCTGATCTAAATCAAAGATCAGTGCATCTATTGGAGGGAAACATGGAAGAAATCTGGAAGCCGGTACCATCAAAGGCCGGCGTACAGGCCTCGAGCCTCGGGCGGGTTAAATTGCCCGAGGGATCGATGCCAATGCCGTTCGGTGGCGAGCGGACATATCAAACGATCCCGCGTTATGGCGTGAAACAGCGGGCAAACAAGACCGCGCTGCATGAGTATTACAGCATCCAGTCGCGGGCATTGGGCAACATGAAAGTACACCGGTTGGTCTGCGAGGCGTTCCACGGCCCTGCGCCGTTTCCTCGGGCGGTGGTCATCCACCTTAATGAGGATGCCCTAGACAACCGGCCAGAGAACCTTCGCTGGGGAACCCAAAAAGAAAATATGAACATGCCACGCTTCATTGAGTATTGCCGGTCTCGCACCGGCGATAACAGCCCTGCCCGCAAAGGCAAGGCGCGGAAGGCGGGTGCGTAATGGTGTACCGGATTAAAGGCTGGTCTAAGTTCCAGCATTTTAAAGATCGCCGCCCACCGTGGGTCAAATTGTACCGAGATATTCTCGAAGACCCTGACTGGCACGAGCTGGATGGAGACGCTGCAAAGGCACTTGTGGCCCTGTGGCTGATCGCAAGTGAGGATGACGAGCAGGAAGGCAAGTTGCCGGAGCTGCGGAAGCTGGCATTTCGGTTAAGAATATCGGAAAGCAAGACAATTCAAACACTTACCAAGCTAAAACATTGGCTGATACACGATGATATCGATTTGATATCAGCTCGATATCAAGTTGATGCACCAGAGACAGAGACAGAGACAGAGACAGAGGGAGAGACATATTCTCGTGCGAGCGTAGCAATCCTGTTCGAAGAGTTCTGGCAGGCATACCCGCGCAAGATTTCCAAAGTGGCGGCAGCAAAGGCATATGCCAAGGCTATCGGCAAGGCATCGCCAGAGCATCTTTTGAATGCAGTTGACGGTTGGAAAAAATCAAAAGTGTTTTCGACCGATGAACAGTACATCCCGCATCCGGCGACATGGTTGAACGCGGAGCGGTGGAATGATCAGCACCAGCTAACACTGGATCAGGTTGATCGGGTGATGTCAGATGAAGAGCGCGAGCGCACAAAACAGGAGGCACAACAATGGATGCTAGATTTCAGAAAAAAACAGCAGCTCAACCAGAGCTGACCCCGTGGGATCAGATGGCCCTTAATTTTATGTATGCGAACAAAGGGGCTGACGGCATGCTTGGTTTTATAATCGAACGCGGGCCGCAGGGGCGAGAGTGGTACCGGTACTTTAAAGGGATGGGCTTTGACAAGAAGGCTTCATTTTTGGCTAGCCAAATGCGACAGGGTCGCCAGTACATGGTGCCATGCGAATGGCCAGAGCAGCTTGACCCATCGTTTGAAAAATCAAAAGATCGGTTTTATAAACCACAGGAAATAAGCACGGAAGATCGAGAGGCAGTGGTGCGCCGTGTCTATGCTCTGATCGGAATGAAAATGCCAGAGGATCGAGATGAACGATCGACATATTGATTGGATGTTAGACAGCTTGTTGTTGATAGCAGTGATGGTTGCAGCCATCATTGCCGTTGACACGGCATCTAGCCCGTCAGAAATTAAACATCTTAACGTATCGATACAGCCTGTTATTAATCACGACACCTATTGCACACGGGTGCGCGGTGGTCAGCCTCACTACAAAATCGAGAGGGATTGCAGATGACTGATATTGACCCGAATGATGTGGTGCTTGCATGCGCCATGTGGATTGAGATTTTAAATAAAGTTGAAAGCCTCGAGATCGATGACGAGAGATATCAACACGCGATCATGGCGGTGGATATAGCGCACGGCCAATACCTCAAGCTGGTGACCGCGTACAAAGAGCAGATCGAGGCCAGTCAGAAATTGCACGAACAGATTGTTGAGGAGGTGGCCGAGCTGCTCGGCACAAAGGAGGCCGGAAATGACTGACAAATTGACCACCGGCCAGAAAATGGTTGGCCTTGATTTTAACCCGAGCGGTGATGAAAAGGTGCTGAGGATCAAGCAGGCAATTGCAGCCGTTATCGATTTGATAGAGCTGGCCCCGCCGACATCGTGGCTGCACCGGCAACTTATTGTGTCAGCTATCAACGCTTTGGTGACCGCGCAAATGTGGGCTGTGAAAGCTGTGACATGGAGGGAATGATGACCCGAGACATGCTTGATATTGTTGTCTGCATTGGCACCACCTGTCTTTTGGGCATCTTGTCTTATGCTCACGAATTTATTTTTGGGGGCGATTGATGATTTACATCATTGAAAATTTGTTTTGGTCAACAATCTGCGCCGGCCTGTTGTTCGGTATGTTTATGGTGGTCGATAAAATTTCACAAATCCCAGTTTGCAAAGGCAAAACACAATGGACATTATTACAAAATTAAAAGATGCCTATGCCTTTTTAGGCGATCCACTTCATCGTGAAGCATATGAGGAATTAGAAGAATTGCATGCAAAATTGAGAGCAGCATACAAACGTGAGGCGGAGTGGATCACAAACATATCGATTGCCAAAGATATTGCAGATAAGTGGGAAGAAAAATACAAGGAGGTGAGTGATGGACATCGTTGAACGGTTGCGGGACAGGTTTGTAGGGTGGCGAGATAACCCTGACCGTGATTTAAAAAATGAAGCCGCTGACGAGATTGAACGGTTGCGTGAAGACAAGGCAGAGTTGGTTGAAGCCCTGATTGACATGCGAAACCATATCAACAAGCGGGATTGGGATGAGAACGTATCAAATGAGGCAAAGGCAACATTCGCCAAAGCAACAGGAGGTGAGTGATGGATAGTTCTGTTCTAGTTGTTGTATTGGCACTGATCGCTGTTTCGATGGTTGGGTGCCAGTGATGGGTGATTATGAAATCACTCTGGCAATTGTTGTTGTGTGGGTTCTGGTCCAAGTCTGGATCGGTATCGAGATGATACGTTTATGGGACAAGGTCAAAGACAATGAAAAAAAACCATGAATTTTGTAAATTTTTTTTTAGTCCCGATCTTGGGCAAATCGTAATGATGCGGAAACAAAACGATGAAGGCGAACCGGAAGTGCGTTTCTGGTTTCAGCAGGAAGGCGCAGTGTCCAGCTTTTCGATCGGCTGGGATCAGCACCCAGAAGAACGATCTAAACAGGCATTCGCTGAAATTAATAAACGCGAGGTTGTTGAGATATGCTCGGGCTGGATTGCCTCGGTGGCACCGGCAGACAAACACTGATGGCCAAGTGCCGCAAGTGCATACGGGATGACACCATCACCCTCGCAACCGGCGACACGGTTTGCAACTATTGCCCGCGCTGGGCCTTAGAGTGTGAAGCCCGTGAGCTTTTAAGGCGGCCCCTTGCCATAAGGAGGGACGCCCTTGGGGCTCGGGAACGGATCAGGGGGAAACGAGCAGTGGAAGAATTGAAGGCTGTCATGCGCCATTTATTCGATAGGGGGAGGCCATGAGCAAAAAGAAGGATTGCCCGCCATGCCAAGGCCGGTGCAATCGAGGTGAATATTGCCGTGATCTGGCAAAGGCCAAAAAGATTATTAACAAAGCAATCCACGGCGAATACAAAAGCTGGTCGAAAGTCGAGTGGGCATTACAGGTCACTGGTGATTTGCCATCCATACAACAGATCGCTAAAGAAAAGCGTGTCGCTGAGATGGCTCAATCTTGAAAGGCAAACAAGTGATTAAAGCACCGGCCAGAGTGATTGCGGTTAACGAACGCGGATATCGGATAGGATCATCACATCACAATTCTAAAATACCTGATGACACCGTCGATCTAATTCGTGACCTTCACGAAGACCAGAAAATAGGCTATAGAAAACTAGCCAAAATGTTTGGCATGCCCCGATCAACCATACAGAAATTGTGCAACTATGACCGACGAGCGCAAACCCCAGACCGGTGGAAAGTCATCAGGCAAAAAAATGGGCCGACCGGTTGAGCCGGTGCCGCAATGGGCCGCAGATCAATTAATCAAATGGATTTCTGAAGGCAAAACACTGCGCCAATGGGCTAGAGAAAATGGCGTTCACTATTCAACCGTCTATCTGTGGTTGGAAAAAGATAAAGAGTTTGCTCAACGCTTCGCGCAGGCACGGGATATCGGACACGATGCGATTGCTGATGAAACGATGGAGATCATCGACGCGCAGCCTGAACGCATTGCCGGCGAGGGCGGAGGCAAGATCGACAACGGGTACGTTGCATGGGCGCGCAACCGTGTTGAGCAGCGTCTGAAGCTGCTGGCCGTGTGGAACCCCAAGAAGTACGGCAACCGCACCACCATCTCGGGTGATCCTGACAACCCGCTGATCGAGCCGATGGATGACACGCAGCGCGCAGCCAAGCTGCAAGCGATCATCGCCGCTGCCGCCGCTCGGAAGGCGCAAGATGGTGGCGTTTGATCCGTCCTTGCTGTCATACCTGACACCGGAAGAGCGCGCCGAGCTTGATCAGTTATTGGTCAGCGACAAGACCATCTGGAGACCGCTCGAGGGGCCACAGAGCATGGCCTACAGCAGCCGCGCCGACATCATCGGCTATGGTGGTGCCGCCGGTGGTGGCAAGACCGATCTGGCCTGCGGCAAAGCACTGACGCAACACCGCAAGGTTGGCGTGTTCCGGCTTAACGGCACCGAGCTGACCGGCGTGATCGATCGCTTCACCGAGCTGTTGGGCGGGCGCGAGGGATACAATGGCAAGGACAACATCTGGCGCACGACAAGGGCCGATGGCGTCCGGTGTCAGATCGAGTTCGGCTCTTTCCCCAATGCCGGCGACGAAAAAAAGTATCAGGGCCGACCGCATGACCTGTTGGTTTTTGATGAGGCCGCGAACATGCGCGAGGACGCGGTGCGCTTCCTGCTCGGGTGGCTGCGAACGATCGTGCGCGATCAGCGGTGCCAAGCCCTGCTCACCTTCAACCCGCCGACCACCGCAGAGGGCCGGTGGATCGTCAAGTTCTTTGGGCCTTGGCTAGACAAGAAGCATCCCAACCCAGCCGTTGCCGGTGAGCTGCGATGGTTTGCAACCGTCGATGGCAAGGATGAAGAGGTCGAGACCGGCGAGCCGTTCGAACACAATGGCGAAACAATCAAACCGCTGTCCCGCACCTTCATACCATCGCGGATCAGCGACAACCCGTACCTGATGGGGACTGGATACATGGCGCAACTGCAATCCCTGCCCGAGCCATTGCGCTCGCAGATGCTGAACGGTGACTTCCAAGCGGGGATGGAAGATGATCCGTGGCAAGTGATCCCGACTGCATGGGTCGAGGCGGCACAGGCTCGGTGGGTCAAGCCGATCAAGCTGCAACCGATGGACAGTGTCGGGGTCGATGTGGCGCGAGGCGGCAAGGACATGACCATCATTGCCCGCCGGCATGGCATGTGGTTTGACGAGCCGCTGACCTATGAGGGCAAGGCCACACCCGATGGCCCGACCGTTGCCGGTCTGGTGGTGGCCGCCGCTCGAGACGGTGCGCCGCTGCATATCGATGTGATCGGTGTCGGGTCCAGCCCCTACGATTTTCTGACCGAGATGCGGCAACAGGTGCTGGGCGTGAACGTGGCCGAAAGCGCGCTCGGCACCGATCGATCCGGCAGGCTCAGGTTCCGCAATCAGCGATCCGAGCTGTGGTGGCGCATGCGCGAAGCCCTCGACCCATCAAACAACATGGGTGTCAGCCTGCCACCTGACCCGCGCCTGTTTGCCGATCTGTGTGCGCCGACATGGAAGCTGGTGGGGCCGATCATCCAAGTCGCCAGCCGTGAAGAGATCATGGACAAGATCGGTCGATCGCCTGACTTTGCATCGGCCTATGTGCTGGGCCTGATGGACACGCCCAAACGCTCGATTGTCATGGAGCTGGGCGGTTACCGGCACCGGAAGGAGTACGATCCGTATGCCAAGCTCTAAGGTATCCGTAAAGGAAAAGCCCGAACCTATCCTTCGCAGGCAATGTGAGGTCATGCGAACATCGGTGCCACACCTGTTTGCATGCCCTGAGATTGCCGATCTGTTGCGGGAATACGCGGAGCAGGCCAATGAATTGTTGGCGGCACCGGCCCCACAGATGGACAGCTATATCAAGATGGAAGAAGCGGGGTACCTACACGCGATCGGTGCGTTCATTGACGGCAAGCTGGTGGGGTTCGCTGGTTTGATTGTTGCGGTGCTACCTCACTATGGTCACCTGTCAGCGTCGATGGAAAGCCTGTTCGTCGGCAAGGCGCACCGAAAGTCTGGAGCCGGTTTAAAGCTGATCAAGGAAGCTGAAAGCATGGCCCGAGATTTAGGTGCGGCAAGTTTTGCAATGACGGTGCCTGCTCATGGCAAGCTGTCAAGCATCATGCCGAGGGTTGGATACCGCAAGACCAATGAAGTGTTTTTGAAGGTGCTATGATGGACATCGCTGCGGCAGGCAATCGGATACCGGCAATGAACGCGGAAGCGTTGCAGGCCGTGTATGTGTTGCAGGATGTCGTGAAGCAGTGCGACCAACACCAGCTTGAGACGCATCACACCATCCACGGCGGCATGTATTCTCGCACCATTTGCATGAAAGCGGGCGAGATCATGACCGGCGCGCTGATCAATGTGCCGACCATGCTGATCATCAATGGCGATGCCAAACTGTTGATCGGCGAAAAGGTCTGCCTGTTCACCGGCTATAACGTGATTGCGGGCAGTGCCGGACGCAAACAGGCATTCGTTGCCATCTCCGATCTCGACATGACCATGATCTTTGCCACCGCAGCCACAACCGTTGCCGAGGCCGAGAATGAATTCACATCTGAAGCAGACCAGCTCATGTCCCGCCATGAGGGGTCAACCAACCACATCACGATCACGGGAGAATAGACATGGCTGGTAGTATTTCATTAACGGCTGCTGCCGCTGCCGCAACGGTGGCAGGCACCGCATTCTCGGTTTATTCGGGCATGCAGAACGCCGAGGCGCAGAAAAAAGGGTTGGCCATGCAGGCCGCAGCTCAGAAGTCTGCCGAGGCAAGCGCGCTGAAGCAGGAGCAGTCCTCGCAGCAGGCGGTGAATAGAGCCAACCAGAAGCAGCCTGATACCGCATCGATCCTGTCAGCGGCTCAGGAAGACAGCAAAGGCGGAGTGGCCAGCACGATGTTGACCGGTCCTGCCGGTGTTGACACGAGCAATCTGGCCCTTGGCAAGTCCACACTGTTGGGAAGCTAAACCATGAGTGATTATACCAGTGACGCGGGATCGCATCCCAACGCACCGAGGCGTGACAAGCTCTTTACCCGCTGGGGAATGCTGAAGTCCGAGCGCGCATCTTGGTGGGCGCACTGGCAGGAGATCACGACCTATGTGCTGCCTCGGTCTGGCCGGTACTTTGTGCAGGATCGCGACAAAGGTTGGCGCAGGCACAACAACATCTATGACAGCACCGGCACCCGCGCATTGCGGACGCTGGGCGCAGGCATGATGGCAGGGGCCACATCACCGGCTCGGCCTTGGTTCCGGCTTGGCACCCAAGACCCGCAGCTCAATGCCTATCCACCGGTCAAGCTGTGGCTTGATGATGTGACGCGGCGCATGCAGATCATCTTCAACCGCTCGAACACCTATCGCACTCTGCACCAGTTGTACGAGGAGCTGGGCGCGTTCGGCACCGCAGCCTCGATCGTGTTGCCCGACTTCAAAACCGTGATCCATCACTATCCGGTGACGGTCGGTGAATACGCAATCGCTCAGGACTATCAGGGCCGCGTTTGCACCCTGTATCGCGAATTCGAGAAGACGGTTGGCGAGCTGGTGAAAGAGTTCGGGTACAAGAACTGCTCGACGGTGGTGCAGAACATGTACGATCGCGGCAGCCTCGACCAGTGGATCAGGATCATCCACGCGATCGAGCCTCGTGCCGACCGTGACGAGCGCATGAAAGACGATAAGAACATGGCGTGGGGTTCCTACTATTTCGAGGTAGGTGGCAACCCCAACAAGTTCTTAAGTGAAAGCGGGTTTAAAACATTCCCCGCTGTCGTGCCTAGATGGGCCGTGGCCGGCGGCGACATCTATGGCAACTCGCCCGCAATGGAAGCATTGGGCGATGTTAAACAGTTACAACATGAACAATTAAGAAAAGCGCAAGTAATCGATTATAAAACAAAGCCCCCATTACAAGTACCTACAAGTATGAAGAACCGAGATGTGGAGACACTTCCCGGAGGTATTACTTATGTTGATGCTGCTTCTAATGCAAATGGCATCAAAACTGCTTGGGAAGTAAACTTAGATTTGAACCATTTACTTATGGACATCCAAGATGTTCGCGAGCGTATCCGAGGTTCTTTCTATGCTGATCTGTTCTTGATGCTTGCCAATGCTACCGATACACGCATGACTGCAACGGAAGTGGCCGAGCGTCACGAAGAAAAGCTGCTGATGCTTGGGCCGGTGCTTGAACGTCTGCACAACGAGCT